AAACCAATGTTAAAATTAACACCCCCTAAAACCAATGTTAAAATTAACACCCCCTAAAACCAATGTTAAAATTAACACCCCCTAAAACCAATGTTAAAATTAACACCCCCTAAAACCAATGTTAAAATTAACACCCCCAAAAACCAATGTTAAAATTAACAACCTCTCAAAAACCAATGTTAAAATTAACAGACCCCAAAAACCAATGTTAAAATTAACAGACCCCCAAATTTTACAAGACCCTAAAAACCAATGTTAACCTTAACTTAACCCCACTTGACACTTCCGCCTGCGGAAGTTACGTTCCCGCCATGTTCGCACCCGTCGAGTATACCAAGTGGACCGACCGCCTGTGCTTTGACATCGCCCTCAAGCTCGAAGGCAGTGGTGAAGACCTGCCTGAAATCCTCAGCAGGCACAGCCTGTCTTCGACAGACTTGGCCGAGTTCTCCAAGGACCCGGTGTTCGACAAGAAGGTCAGGCACTACCGGGACGAAATCCGTGAGAAGGGCATCACCTTCAGGCTGAAGGCACGCGCACAGGCGGAAGAGCTTCTCACAACCTCATGGTCTCTCATCCATCACCCGGATGTCAGCGCAGCCGTCAAGGCAGACCTGATCAAGTCCACCGTCAAGTGGGCCGGTCTGGAGGTCAAGGGTGACGGTCCCGCCGAAGGGACCGGTGGTGTGTCGATCACGATCAATCTCGGTGGTGAGAAGCAGGACCTCAAGGTCGTGGAACATGAACCTGCCGAGTGAAGTCTTTGCGACCGCAGGTGCGGCCAAGCAGAGGGAAGACGAACTTCGCGCCGCAGGCGCGTCCTTCAAGACCCAGATCGTGAAGACCCGCAAGCGCGGGCTTGAGTACAGGATACAACTTCTCGATGTCACTGACCATTGACTACACGCCGCCGCCGACCGGCAGACGCTTCATGGAGAGCGATGCCAAGATGCGCACGCTCATGGGACCGGTAGGGTGCGTTGCACCCAACACGCTGGTGCTCACAGAGTATGGACCTATGCCCATCTGGCGTATAGATCGTCCAATGCGCGTTGTATCGTGGAACGCGACGACATGTCAGTTCCAGCTTTCTTGGTGTGGTGGAGCGTTCCCGAAAGGAACGGACTATCTGTACCGAGTGACAACGCCGCAAGGAGAATTTGTCGCAAGCGGACATCACCTGACTTACGCCGCTGACCATAGCTATCGACACGTTCAATCGTTGCTCCCCGGTCAGTCCTTGAGCCTATGTTCTGACGTCCCTTCTCTGACCAGAGCTTTGTGCGACCGGTCGTTGTCGCTGCGAGATGCTCCCCGTTCGACGCAAACAGCCGTAGGTTTTCTGGCGCGTTATGCAGCGTCAGCCCGTCAATATGGTCTACGACTTCTTCAGGAAGAAGGTACCGACCTAGATGTTGTTCAAGCACTAACCGGTGCTCATAGATCAGCTTGCCTGAACGGCGTGTCCGCTGGCGGGCGTGTGGGTGGTCTTTTGGGGCGGTTACAAGAACATACCCGTCAAGGTCTATCCGCCGCCCTGACACATATTGGTGGTTTGCTTTCCCCGGTTGGGCACCCCCACCCAGCCTTGGCAGGTTCAGCCGCAGCACCACTTTCCGCACATATCGAGGCGATAACCCCGTCAGTTCGGCTATCTCAACTGATGACCGCGATCCGTTCGACAGGGATACAATCTTCAGGGTGTTCTCACCCATCTGACATAAACTCCATATCCAACCGGCCCATATTGTCAGTCGAGCGCGAGAATGTCAAGCAGTCGTATTGGGATATGCAGGTTCTTGATACGAACAACTATGTCACGGTAGATGGCGCGATCCACCACAACAGCGGCAAGAGCGTGACCTGTTCCTTCGAGATCGTGCGCAGGGCATCCATGCAGGCTCCCAATAAGCAGGGCATACGCAAGACCCGCGCGGCTGTGGTCCGCGAGACGGCACGTCAGCTTCAGGATACCACCATCAAGACCTTCCTCGACTGGTTCCCTCCGGGCGTGTGCGGCGAGTACATGCGCACCACGAAGACCTACTACTTCAAGGTGGGCAACGTCGAGTGCGAGATCATGTTCCGTGCGCTCGATGACGCCGATGACGTGGCGAACCTCAACTCGCTCGAACTGACCTTCGCGTGGTTCAACGAGTGCAGGGACATCCACCCCGACATCATGGACGCCATGTCCAAGCGTATCGGACGTTTCCCGTCGAGCAAGGACGGTGGGCCGACGTGGCACGGGATGTGGGGCGACACCAACCCACCGACCATGGACACATGGTGGTACTACCAGCTTGAGGGCCTCGACCCCAAGGACGGCGTTAGCCCCAACAACAACGGATGGGCGGTGTTCAAGCAGCCGTCAGGGCGCAGCCCGTACGCGGAGAATATCGACAACCTCCCCGAAGGGTATTACGATACACAGGGTCGCTCTGAGGAGTACATCCGTGTCTACATCGACGGTGAGTACGGGCTTAGCTCGGCGGGTCTGCCGGTCTACAAGTATTTCCGTCCTGATTATCACATGGCCTCTGAGCGTCTTCGTCATATTGCCAATGGCGTTCGCCCCATTGTGGTGGGCATGGACTTGGGTCTTACGCCTGCGGCGGTCATTGGTCAGCAGGACCCGCGCGGACGCGCCCTTGTTCTCGCGGAAGCGGTCAGCTACGACATGGGCGTCCAACGCTTCGTCAGGACCATGCTCAAACCCCTCATCTACGAACGCTTCCCCGGAGCACCCATCCTTGTGGTCACCGACCCGGCAGGCGTCCAGAGGGCACAGACGGACGAGCGCAGCGCCGTGGATATCATCCGGGCGGAAGGGCTGAAGGTCATCCCGGCCAAGACCAACTCGATCTCGGCACGTATCAACGCCGTGGATGAGTACCTCATGCGGCAGGTGGATGGCGACCCGGCCTTCCTCGTGGACCCCGGCTGTACACAGCTTAAGGCTGCAATGATGGGTGGATATCGCTACAAGCCCAAGGGTGATAGCGATATTGATAAGAACAAACACTCACACGTTGCAGAGGCCTTGCAGTACCTGATGCTGCACATCGCCACTGCGGGTGAGGGCCACGCACTTCAGCAGAAGCGCGAGATCAAGGTGCTTGCCGCCGCAGGCTGGACGTGATAGGTTCACCTCGTCCAGTTCGGACGTTTCCTCCCTGACTTGGCCCCCGCAAGGGGGCCTTTCTTTTGGCTATTGCCACACCTGTTGGTTTGCTGTAAGCATACCCTCAGCTTTTAGCTGAGGAGACCCTATGGCTGTCATCTCGTTTACCCGTTCGGAGCCTTCGGCGTCCAAAGCCAAGATCGTCACATGGCTGGCCATCGCCAACGATGACACGGCTACTCCGTTCCTGCCGGTCGAACTCGACACGGCGGTTGCGTCGGTCCAGATCAGCGGCACCTTCGGCGGTGCCACTCTCACCTTCCAGCAGTCCAACGACGGCACCAACTGGTTTACGGCCAAGACGCCCATTGGGGATAACGTATCTGCCACAGCGGCTGGCATGTTCGAACTTTCCCTGTCCGCTCTCTACGTTCGCCCCAGCATTGCTGGCGGCTCCAGTTCGTCGCTTAACGTGATCCTCGTGGCGCGGGGGTGATGTGAAGACTGCACAGGTCATCTACCGGCGGATAAGGGCGGTCAAGACCAGCGGTCCACCCCCCACCCCCGGCGGCAACGACGTTCTCCTGCTTTCCAACGGCACGGACGGCCTGCTCCTCGTGGACGGCACGTCCTTCCTGAAACTCGCATCCAGTTCGTGAGGCTGAACAATGGCTGATACAAAGTTAAGCGACCTGACGGCGCTCACCACGACCTCTGACGACGATCTGCTCTATGTGGTGGACGATCCCGCAGGCACGCCTGCCGACCGCAAGCTGGCGCTGAGCAACGTGTTCAAGCGCGGCAGCGTCACCACCTCCTCTCCGGTGATCGACGCGGCGCAGACATGGAACAACAGCGGCGTAACGTTCACGGGGCTGCGGTTCAACGCTGCCGGATCGTCAAACACGAACAGCGCCAGCGGCTCGCTGCTGATGGACATTCAGTTGGAGGGAACGAGCCGGTTTAGTGTTAGTAAAAACAATATTGATATAAATAACGGTGTTGCTTTTAATGCTTCTGGCATTATAACCATTGGATCGACCGACACCATCCTCTCCCGCCGTGGCACCGCCAACCTTCGCCTTGGCGTAGCCGACGCCGCCGCCCCCGTAGCCCAGACGCTCTCTGTCCAGTCCGTTGTCGCAGGCACCAGCAACACCGCTGGCGCGAACCTCACCATAACCGGCTCGCAGGGAACAGGAACCGGTGCGGGCGGGAGCATCATATTCCAGGTTGCGCCCGCTGGTTCTAGCGGTTCGGCGCAAAACGCTCTTTCCACCGTTCTGACGATGAGCGCGAGCGGCGTGCATCGCCTCGGTGCCGATAGCACTCATTTTTTGGAGGCAGATAGTACCTACACGGCGTTGGGGACGTTTGCGTCAGCCGGAAATAACATGGGTTTTTATGTGCGCGATGTCATGACATTCGGCGCAGCTAATGCCAATAACGGCTCACCCGCGCCAGATTTGTTTATTTACCGCGACGCCGCAAACATCCTCGCGCAGCGGAACGGGGCGAACGCGCAAGCCTTCCGCGTCTACAACACCTTCACCGACGCCAGCAATTATGAGCGAATGCGGCTTCAGTGGAGCGGAAACGAAGCACGGATAGGTCCGGAGAGCGCTGGAACTGGCGGGACGCGCTCTATGGGGCTTTATCAGGGCAACACTCGGTATCAAATCATCGGTGGTGGCTTCAATCAATTTGATCAAGCGATTTACATGAATGCAGTTAACATAGTCACGGACACTACAACCGGCTTTAAAATTGGAACTGCGACAAACCAGAAGATCAGCTTCTTCAACGCCACGCCTGTGGTGCAACCCACCGCCGTTGTAGACGCAACCGACGCCGCAACGGTCATCACTCAACTCAACGCGCTTCTCTCTCGTATGCGCAACCTTGGCCTCATCGCAGCCTAACAGGAAACCCATGATCACCCTCACGCTTAATCAGAACGAAGCACAGGCACTGGGCGCTCTTCTGGATGCCGCAGTAAAGGCGACAGGCATTCAGGGTGCCAAGGCCGCTGTGCCGCTCTACGCCAAGCTGGAAGCCGCCGTTGCCGCCGCCAACAATCCC